ACTCAAGCGCAAACTATTCAGAGCAGTTGCAAACGTTAATATTCTTGAAGGCATTCGCTTTTACGTGTCATTTGCTTGCAGTTTTGCTTTTGGCGAACTCAAGCTTATGGAAGGAAGTGCAAAGATCATCTCACTAATTGCTAGAGATGAGAACCAGCACTTGGTAATCACTCAGAACATCATGAACAAGTGGAAGGAGGGTGATGACCCAGAGATGGCACGAATTGCCAAAGAAGAAGAACAATGGGTCTATAAGACCTTTGAGAACGCTGTAAACCAAGAAAAACTTTGGGCAGAGTATCTGTTCAAGGATGGTTCTATGATTGGTCTGAATGACAAACTGTTGCAACAGTATGTTGAATGGATTGCCAACCGTAGAATGAAAGCAATTGGACTTAAACCGCTCTATGATATTCCAGCAAAGAATAATCCACTCCCTTGGACTGAGCATTGGATTTCTTCGAAGGGTCTTCAAGTGGCACCACAAGAAACCGAAGTTGAATCATACATCGTTGGAGGAATCAAACAAGATGTCACAAAAGACTCTTTTGCAGGATTCCAACTATAATTGGGACACTGATAAAATGCTTGATGCCTATAAAGAGGCAGCAGAATGTGATGAATATCTATTCGGAGATTATGATTATTGCAATGAATGGATGAATGATACGGAGGGGTAACACCCTCCTTTTTTTATAAATAAATTTATATTAAAAAAAATAATTCGTAAAAATGTCGAACCTTAATGGCGGTAATGTTCGTTCTTTGATGGAAGCATACCATTCCATCTATGAGCAACCACAAGAAGAAATGCTCACAGAAGAACAAATTATTGTTAATGAATTTTGTGAGAGTTGGTTTCAGCAGTGTATTGATGAAGACGTAGATTTTTCACAATATACTCAGGAAGAGCTTATTGAATCTATAGAGAACTATATTCAAGAAGCTGGTAATATGGGATATACCGCATTACCAAATCCTATCCAAGGTATTAGCAACTGGTTTAACAAAAATCTTCAGGCTTGGAAAGATCGTGGTGTAAGTGGTAAAGTTGGTCTCAATCAAAAACCAACCAACACATCTGTAATGAGTAATACTCCACCACGATCTACAACTAGTGCTACTCCACCAGCACCAAGAAGAGGTCAGGGTAATAGATCAATTGATGCAAATCCAAACAGGCAAGGTGGTACTACTATTAGAAATAATGGACCAAGCGATGGTTCTGCTTATGATCAATATGTTAAACCAAATACTACAAATAATAGATCCAGAGAGTTTGACAAGGTACTTCCAACACCTAAACCAAATCCTACTGGTGGTGTCACTTCAGCACCTACAAAGCGCCCAGATGTAGCAACTACTCCAACTCCTAGACCTGCTGCTACCGCTGCTCCAACAGCACCTGCATCAGGAGCAATGGCTGATAAGGCACCAACTCCAGCAAAGAGACCTTCAATTCTTGCAGGTCTTGATGATCTGAAGAGAATGAGGGCTGCTTCTCTGATGAGACAGCAAGGTAGAAATCTTCCAAGCGGCAAGATTCCTGTAGGCGATGATCTCAAACCAAAATCCTGAGAATAAAATAACTTAAAGTACTGGGGACCTTCGGGTCTCCTTTTTTTATAAATACCTAAAAAGTCTTGGGAAAATGAAGTCTTATAGTCAGTTCGTTGCTGAATCAAACGAAGTAATTACAAACCTTGTAGAGGAAGTATATCAGGATCTTCTTGACAGTGGATATACGGCGGAACAAATTTCAGAGTCGTACTACTTTTATGAGCACCTTGTACAAGAGGGTCTTATTGCAGAAAATCCTTTAGCAGGACTTGCAAGACTTGGTGGTAGAGTTCTTCCAGGTGTTGGTGCTGGACTTTATGCTGCGGATGCGGTCAATAGATTTAGAAAAGGCGACTGGGGTGGTGGATTACTTCAAGGAACTGGCGCAGTTGCATCATTAATACCAGGTGTAGGTACTCTTGGTGCATTGGCACCTGCAGCAATTAACATGGCAACTGATGCTATGGGACTGACTGGTGATAAGAGTAAGGGACAACCAGGTTACAAACCTCCAGCAGCATCTACTCCTTCTGCACCCGCAGCATCTACTCCTTCTGCATCTACACCTGCAGCACCTAAGAACACCACTGTTCTTGCTAAGAAAGGTGGTGTAGAAGGTGTGCTTGACAAGGCAACAGGAAAATGGACTGCTAAGAATTGGGGAGATGAGGGTAGATCAAGATATCAGACAGCAAGAGGTGCTGATCAACTTGCAAAGGACAAGGCTGCTTTAACGGGAGATAAGATCAAGGCTGCTGGTCAGAAGTATGGTGAAAAGGCATTCAAATCTGCACCTAAACCTACACCTGCAGTTGCAGTTGCACCTAAAGCAGAAACAAAACCAACTCTTCCAGCACAGGCACCATCAAGACTTGGTGATAAGACGCCATATTCCAAAGAGGCGACTGCAAAGATGTCCCCAAGAACTCAACGTATTCTGAGTGGTCAGAGTGTTTATAATAGAGACCCTTTCGCTAGAGGCACTAGATAAGATAAATAATTTATAATAGATAGTATTATTAAAAATGTCTAACCTGTCACATTACATCATTGAGGATGTACAGAATCTCTATTCTCACATTTCTGAGACCTCACAAACAGAAATTGATGAGATTAATGAGGTAGCTGGAGACATTTATGCAACTGTTGCATACTCCATGCTCCATGAAGGATACTCTGCATCTGGTGTTCTTGGGTTTTTATCCACGGCACCTGATGAAGAAATTTTAGAAAGATATTACAACTTTGATGAGAACCTGATTGCGGAAAGCACAATCTCAGAGGAGTATATTAACGAGCAGGTAGAACAACTTGACGAATTCGTTGGTGCTGCTCTGAGAGTTCTTGGTGCTGCTGCAAAGGGAGCAAAGTTCGCTAAAGGTGCTACAGGACTTGCACCTTTGGCAAGAACTGGTGCTGCTCTTAAAGCGGCAGGAACTGCTACAACTAGAGTTGCTAAGCAAGGTGCAAGAGCAAGTTCGGTTGTTAGATCGGGACTTTCTAAGATTAAAGATGTGGCAACAAAGGCTCTTCCTGGTCTGAAGTCTGGTGTGAAGGGTGCTCTTAAGGGTGTTGCTAAAACACTGATTCCTGGTGCTGCTGGTTTTGCATTAGGAAGAATAACTGCTCCTAAAGGTGAAGCACCTAAGCCACCTAAGGAAACTAAGGCACCTGAAGTGTCTACTCCTGCTCCCTCTGGTCCTGCTGCTCCCGCTAAACCAAAGACAAATAAAGACGGTTCTGAGGTTACCACAAAGGGCAAGAACAGTGCTGGATTAACTCCAATGCAACAGTGGGCTAAGAACTTCCCAGGTATGGCATCAAAAGTCAAACCAGGACAGTCTGGATATGGAGAAATCCAAGCACTGAACAAACCCAAACCAGAACCAAAACCAACTGAAAAGTCGGTAGAAAAGGACACCAAGGTCAAAAAGGAAGCCTATGATATCGTCCTTGATTACCTCATCTCTGAGGGGCACGCAGAGACCGTAGAAGAGGCGCATTACATCATGATTCAGATGGATGCTGAGCATATCCAAGAGATTGTCTCTGAAGGATACCAGCGTAATCCAGAGAAGGGAGAAATGCCCGACAGAAGCCGTGAAGCAATCCCTGGACAAGCTCCACGTGGAATGCCACCTAGAGGCAATGCTGATAGAGAAGCATTTGAGAAATGGTATCGTCTTCAGCAGGCAAGCAAGAAAACGAAATCTTCTGTAAAGAAAGCCTGATTCTTAAATCACAACATAATTAAAAGGAGGGCTTGACACCCTCCTTTTTTATTGCTAGACTCGCTTTGTCCCGGTTAAAGATAAATAATAGCTCATAAGATTCTATAATATGAGCTATGACAATGGATGGAGATATAATGGCAAAGTTTTTGACTCTGATGATATTGGGGACTACTTTGGGTTTGTTTATCTCATTACCAATAAGTCCAACTCACGACGTTACATTGGTAGAAAGTATTTTTGGTCGTTCAGAAAACCACCAGGAAAGAAAAGAAAAGTAAAACAAGAATCAGATTGGAAGAAGTATTACGGTTCTTGTCCTGAGTTAAAAGAAGATATTAAAAAGTATGGCAAGGAGATCTTCAGTAGAGAAATACTGAGTCTTCATGTGGCTAAAGGTGACTGTAATTTTGAAGAAACTAAGCAATTATTCCTAAATAATGTGTTGTCTGAAGCACTTGACGACGGATCGCCCGCGTACTACAATAGTAATATCCTAGGACGCTACATGCGAAAAGATTATGGTAACTTTGGAAGAAACGCTTCGGATAGCGCATGATTGGGCAATTGACAGAATGCATACTCTTCTGGAACTTCCTTCCGAAGATGTAATAGGACGTATGGAAGATGCCCATGCGATTCAATCAGAATTTAGTGAGTGGTTGAATCCAGAGTTTCCAGAGCATGATATTTTCTCGTTAGAATACATAGGAGAAGATCATGGCGGAGATCTTGTCGACAAATTTCAAGCGTAAAATTTTACAGAAAATCAAACAGTTGAACGAAAGCGGAAAACACGCTGAAGCAATTCAACTATATAAAAAATACTTCATATGATATTATGAAAAAACTTCTACTCGCCTTACTTGGCGCTTCCTTAGTTTCTGTGCCCGTGTTTGCTGGCGAGTCTAAGTTAAAAAAAGGATTCTATAGTATGGATGCTTTGGGTTGCATGTTAGTTCAAGAATGCACCGAGAATGTCCGACGAATCAAGAGTATCGACGATATTCGTAAAGAGTTTCCTAATTCTGATTTTGATATTGTTGCTGATGAGTTTAACTCGATGCTGGTATCCCTTGATCAAGTCGGAGTTATGGTTTTTCTAGGACCAGAGAAATATTTTCCTCCTGGTCACCGTGGTGTCTATCACACAGTATCTAATAAGTTTTATCTGAACGATGCTTTTATGCATCGCCCATCTGTTCTTATGACTGTAATGCGTCATGAAGGATGGCACGCTGCACAAGACTGCATGGCAGGAACTATCAAGAATAGTTTGATTGCTTTGATTTTCCCAGAGAATAGAGTTCCTGGTGTGTGGCGTGATATTGTGGAGAAGACCTATCCCAAGTCTGCTGTTCCTTTTGAGGCAGAAGCAAAGTGGGCAGGAAGAACTGAGGGTATGACTGCTAAGGCACTTGATGCTTGTACCACTGGTAAGATGTGGGAAATCTACGAACCCACGCCTTTGACTGAGAAGTGGTTGCGTGAGGAAGGTTTTATTAAATGATTCCATTTTTTATTGAAGAACCGATTACTTGGAAAAAAGTTGAGGTTCCACAAGATATTATTAAATACTGTGATATGACCACAGTAGACGCAGACCGTGAAGATCTCCGATACATTGACTGTGTATGGATGCATATGGGATACTACGGTGTCCCTAAGCACGTTATGAAAGCACATAGGGAAGAATGGAACCCACCAGTTGAACCAATCTTTGAATAAATAATATCACCTGAAATTTTCGGGTAACCAGCCAAGAAAAATTCTGTGAAGACTTCTTGACTTATTATGTTGAATTTTTTGTTGGAAAGCATTTAAAGGTATGACACATTTAACAAGAGATGTGTTAATCAAAACTATCGTTGCCACTGAGATGCAAACCAACGATGGTGAAGATTACACAAAACAGTTAAAAGAAACCAAACACAAGTGGGAACACGCCTCAAGCGAGGAACTTTGTAAAAAATACAATCAAATACAAAACGCAAACATCACTGTTGAAATACTTGCACCCTAAATAAGAGTGCCTTGTTTCGCATAGAATGTCCGAAGAAGTAAAAGAAGTTTCTAAGGAAGAAGAGAAAAAGAAAGGTTTATTTGGTAAAATAAAAGCAGCTGCCGATGATCATGAAGGTCAGTTGGAAGCAATCAGTACTATGGTTAGACTTGGTATCCTTATCTGGTCTGGTGGTATTTTGACTCTTGCTTATATTAAACTTCCTGCTGCACTTGGTATTCCAGAGCAGAAACTTGATCCTACTTTTATTGCATCAGTCTTTACTGGAGTTTTAGCTACTTTCGGTGTTCAGACTGCGAAGAAGTCAGGTGATGGTACGATGAAGATGGGTGCTGCTTCTGGTGGAGTATCCAAAGCAGACTTGGAAAAACTGATTGCTGCTGCAGCTCAGACAGCACCTGCTCAAACGATTCGTATTGAACAGGCACCAATTCAGATTGCAACTGCTGCACCTAAAAAGGATGGTGAACCACCTATTATGCCAACGGTATGATGTATGTTCAAGAAGAAGTCTGGTTCTGAAGAACCACAACCAATTGTAATTAAACCTCAACGGTCTCCATTTAAGTGGGTAGCACTCACTGTGGGGACCGTTTTTGGTATTGCACATCTAGGTGTTCTTGGACACCTATTAAATAGAAGTCAACTTCCAATCATTAACTTACCTGTTGGTGATTATACTGCCTATCAGGTAGATGCTCACAAGGATGGATATCGTATCCAGTATCGTGCCAATGACCCTCAAGTGATGGGTAAGGATAAGGTTATTGTGAAGAAAAATGGTTTCTTTGGTATTGGTGGAGATACTAAAATAATCCAACAGGAACAGTACACTATGGATGGAGCGACTCATCTCCAGGGTGGTGAAGTGGGAAAGTTGACTGCGAAAAAGATAGAGTGTATCAAGGCGGAAGGTGGTGGCGAAAATGCCGGCAGACTAGTGGGAACTAGTATTGGTGCTTCTGCTGCCCCAATGTTTAGCGGCATTCCTTATATTGGTTGGTTGGCTGCGGGATGGGTAGCAATGTTTAGTGGAAACACTGGTGCTGAGATAGGTGGTGAAGTC